GCATTGTACATCGTGTTGAAGGAGGCCAAGCCATGAGCGACACGCCGAGGACGGATGCGGAAGCATTCTATCCGCATGATTCAAATGAGAAGGTCTGCGATGCCGTCTTTGCCCGCCAGCTAGAAGGCGAACTCAACGCAGCGAACTCCGAAGTAGAACGACTGACCCGTAAGGTGGCTGAGCTTTACGAAGGAGCCGATGAGCAGAGGCAGGAAATCAAATCACTACGAAACCAGATCGACCGCATGATTGGATGGAAGAACGAGAAGGACCGTCAACTCTGCAACCTGCTGAACATCTGCCGATCCAATGGAATAGAGGTGAGTAGTCAGGATTTACTGGGGAGGGATGGAAAATGAACCTCAACGAATCCCAACGAAAGTTCATTGAGGGAAGAGTTACATCTGTATGGAATGGAAAGCGGGAATGCTCGGTCTGCATTAGCCGCACAGCATGGACCATTGGAGATATTGTTGAGGTCAGGGCGTTCAACGAAGGCAATCATTGCCCCGGTGCTGCAATCACACCTTTGGTACAGGCATTATGCAACAGGTGTGGTCATGTGGTCCTGTTCAACGCCATCGCATTGGGTGTGGTTGATCGGAACACGGGCAAGGTAAAGGAGGAAGCATGAACAAAGAAACTCTACCCTACATGACCGACGAGCAGTTCGGATCGGTGGCGTTCGTCTACCGCAGCAAGAAGGGATGCATCAAAGTAGTCGGAATGCTGGAGGCTAAAACCTTCGACAACAACCCGGAGTTTGAACACCTCGCAACGCTCGATTCATTCCGGTGGATTGAGAGCCTGTTGAGAAGCTCGCAGAAACGACAAAAGGAGCAGATAAAGGAGATTCTCAAATGATCACCAAACTACACGAGCTGCCGCCGGATCATCGGTTGCGGAACACGGCCATCATGGACATCGATGTCCGCATCGTGTGCCGGCACACACGCTCCACACGGGATCCTCGAACCTGGAAGATCAAAGAGGAAACCTTCAACCGACTCAACGAATCATGGCAGACCAACTTCGACTTCATCATCATGTCATGACCGATACTCCTCGAACCGATGCTTACGTCGAGAAGTGGGCCAAGGATCGAACCGCTCTCTGGCCAGACTTCGCTCGTCAACTCGAACGCGAACTCAATGTACTCAAAACAGAAATGGACTCGGGTATCCGAAGCAACCAAGAAACAAATACTGACGGCACATCACAGCTACACATGCACGGAACTGGCCAACAAATACAACCTGGCTCTCTCAACGGTCTGGAAGATCAGAAAACAGAAACACAACGATGGAAAACATTATGTCACGAATTAGCCGCATGCTTGGGCTGCGGCTGCACAACGCAACACGGACTCTGCGTCCAATGCCACAAAGCTCAGAAAAGGTATTACGCCGTTCAAAAACCACTAAGATAAGAATGAAAACCTCCGAATCCACTCCGCTCGTCATCGCCATGCGTTCAGCAGGCCATACACTCCAACAGATTGGTCAGAAGCTGAACCTGTCCCGGCAACGCATCCATCAGATCATCGAGAAGGAAAACAAGCGCATCGCATCCGAGAACCATTGGGCCAACGGATTGTCCGCACGGAACAAGACCCTCGTCATCCAGCTCGGCCTCGAGTCCCGCGAGCAGGTCGCAGCAGGGATCAATGCATGCAAGATCTATCCCCTCATGAGAAAGAACTTCGGGGTCCGCTCCTACCACGACCTCTGCTCCTGGGCCGGCACCAAGCCAGTCTCCAAACACGAACGCAAGTGCCCCCATTGCGGGAAGGACATCCGATGAGTAGACACACGTTCCCTCTCGTCGAGTCCATCAAGGTCGTCCAGCTCTCCGGGGATCGCACGATCCGTATCACGCGTGATCGTACCAAGGAGAACCTCAAGACCAATTACGGCGACGGCGACATTCACCTCACCTGCGTGGCGCAAGCACATGATCCCATTGAAATGGTCAAGACCTTGGCCCGCCTCGAGAATGTTCGCACCGTCGAACTCACGGATCCGAAAGGGAACGGCTTGGTCATCCACAAGCAACCATGAGACCATCCGCAACGGCAGACCTAGTGAGCGCACTCAAAGTGCTGTCACAAGATATCCAATCACCCGATGGAATACCGCAACTCGTCCTCATCGAAGCAGCCGACCGTCTCCTTGAGCTGGTCAAGCTCACGAGCGACCTCACTCAACACATCCTGTCCAACCCTGTCCATCATAGTAGATGTAACGCCCTCACCAAGGGCTCCTACTGCTCGTGTGTCCTTTCACGCCTCGAGTCCACACAATGAAAACACCTCGTCACGAACAACCCTGGTACGCGTGTCGTTTGGAGAATAACAGCAAGCCCGGCGCGATGACCCAAGAAGAACGCACCGCCGCATCCACCCAGTACATCTCGCTTCTGGCCGAAGCCCCACGCCTCGTCGCCTACGGAATCAAGATGGGCTGGCTAAAGTATCCGCTGCGAGAACAACATCGAAAATGGAATCCGGAAAACATACCCACACCCACCGATTCTTCCCTCTGGTGAAGGTCGAACTCATCGCTCCAGCCGAACTGCGAATTGCCGAGATCCGGCGCAACGTGGTCATCTATCGGCGCGGCGAAAACTTCTACGTCAGAACCCGACAGGAGTTCGATACCGTGTTCAAACCAATAGAAACATGATCAAGAAAACACCCAAGGGCTACGAGGTCCGTAGCAAAACACACAACCGCAAGATGGGAACTTACTCCACCAAAGCCCAAGCCATCAAGCGACTCATGCAGGTCGAGATGTTCAAGGCCATGAAGAAGAAAGACATGTAGTCCACACGCAGCCAACGACATGACAGCATATCAACGAGCAGCACTTTGGCTCTCCAAAGTGCCCCCCGCCATCTCCGGATCCGGCGGACATAACACCACCTACACCGCAGCCGTGGGCCTCGTCCACGGCTTCGGCCTATCTACAGCGGACGCCATGAATCTCATGATCGAATGGAACCGCTCCTGCCAGCCGCCCTGGAAGGATCACGAGCTGCGCCACAAGATCGCCGACGCAGCCTCGCGCTCGCACGACAAGCCAGCAGGCCACCTCCTGCATGCTTCATCCAACATCCCCACCGATCTCACTCGCGTCACGTTCAAGCCCGCAAAGCCCGCTGCGCCAACTGATACCGGCTCCGAGTTCAAGCGGTTCCTGACCGCAGCATTCGCTCAAGGCGAGACCGTCTGTATCTGCGAACAGCTCGAGGATGGTAGGCCAGTAACCTGCGGGTCTTTCCTCACACTTGAGGAATGGATCAGGCGATTCGATTCGCCGGATTCCATCCTCATGAAACGCGACCGCGAGGAAGGCGTCTTCGTTCGGATCAATCCATTCAAGCCGAACCTTTACAGCGGTTCGGACAATGACGTAGCCGCCTATCGCCATGTCCTCGTCGAGTTCGATGACAAGCCAAAGCAGCAGCAGGAGAAGCTCCTGCGCGATTCCGGACTGCCCATCAGCGTCCTCATCGATTCCGGTGGCAAGAGCATCCACGGCTGGGTCCGCGTAGACGCAGCCGACCGAAAGGAATGGGACGCTCGACGCGATGAGATCTATCGCCTCATCCCCGGCATCGATCCAAAGAACAAGAACCCATCACGGTTCAGCCGACTCCCCGGCGCGTGGCGCGGTGATCACCAACAGAAACTGTTGGCCACCAACCTGGGCGCAAACTCATGGGAGGATTGGCTCACCAACCGCGAGACCGACGAGGATCAGTCCACCATCGTCACGGTAAAAGACCTCCTGAACTTCGATCCAACGAATGATCCCGACAACCTCATCGGCAATCGCTGGATCACTCGCGGTTCCTCCATGATCATCAGCGGCGGCACCGGCATCGGGAAGTCCTCGCTCATGATGCAGATCATCATCCGCTGGTGCCTCGGTCTCGACTTCTTCGGGATCAAGCCGGTCAAGCCACTCAAGATCGGCGTCATCCAAGCCGAGAACGACAAGGGCGACCTGGCAGAGGCATTCCGGGATATCGTCAAAAGCATGGACCTGGCACCGGAACAAATGCGAAGGCTCTTCTTTGCCCTCGAGTTCCGCACCGAGACCGTTCGCACCGGTGAAGCATTCCTCGCCTACGCCCGCCGCTTCATCCACCGATCCAAGCTCGATCTCATCGTGGCTGATCCACTCTTCTCCTACTTCGGCGGCGACCTGAGCGATCAGTCCGAGGTCAGCGTGTTCCTACGTAACAAGCTCCAGCCCATCCTCCACGAGACCAAGGTCGCTTGGATCTGGATGCACCACGTTGCCAAGCCCCAGCGGAAGGAGAACGGGGCCGAACCACTCACCACCATGGAACTGGCCCACTCAGGATTCGGCTCCTCCGAACTCGCCAATTGGGCGCGGGAGATCGCCGTGCTTCATGAAGTGGGCCAGTCCAAGCCTCGACGCTTCCAGCTCGCCTTCTGCAAGCGCGGAGGGCGGCTGGGGCTCGCGTCTAGCTCACTATATCTTCGTCATTCTCCCACGGGTATTCTGTGGGATCCGTGGAATCCGATGGTGGTGACCGGCGCGGAGCTGAAGCAGCCTCCTTCGCGGCCTTCTTCTCCATCTCGAACTCCTCGGCGAGGGCCCGCATAGCACGGAACCACTCCTCCTTATCCTCCACGGCAGCAGCCTTTTCCTCCGCAGGGATCGGCTGCTGTTCGGCTTCAGGGGCAGGAGGCTCCTGCTCCTCCTCCTCATCCCTCCGCTTGGACGGTCGCTTCCGATCGAGTTGGCCAATCACCTTCTCATGCTTCCGCACCATCGTGTTCATGTACGCAAGCTCACGCTTCAATTCGTTGATCACTCGGGTCAGCATCGTAATCTTGTCCCCATCCTCGGGCGGAACCCAATCGCACCCGCGCCATTGCCTATGAACCATGTCATAGGTCAGTACCTGGGACTTCTTGTTCCGCATCGAATTGAAGGCGCGGATCGAGCGGGCCAGATCACACCCGAGGTTCTCCTGGATGTACTTCAGCACCTCGGACCGATCCGGATCGGCATCGTGGCGTTGCGGGGGCATCAGCCGGAACATCGACCGAAGCGTGGAACCATTCTCCAGATAACTCATAGCAGGAAGAGAATGCGTCTTGCACGGCATCCGCGCAAGATAAAGGAAAAGAATTGTTGCTCCGCACCCCACAGGGTTACCATGGCCCCTGCTGTACTCCCTAGAGGGAGCTTCACACTCCCTCTACTAGGGAGTTAAAAACTGCTCGCCGCTTCGCTCTGGGGGGCTCCCGTGGGCCCCCCGCGAGCGGCGGCAGTTTT